AGCGCGTCGCCAGTTATGTCGCTAGTCAGTGATATTGTTGCTGTCGTTGCCATTTTTAATTTTGTTTATATGCAAATATAGTTATTATTTACGTTTCTTTTTTTTAACTACTTTGACCTTACCCCCGTAACCAAGAGACGTAACCTTCTTCCATGATTTTTTTGATGGATAGCCTTTTTCACCTGGTTTAGCTGGCGACTCCCCTCTTTTTCTTTTTGCCATTATATTGGCCCATAAGCCTTTTCTTTTTTTACTTGCCATGGTTTGCTGTTTTAAACTTTGCTTTTTCTACTGCGCCTGGATGCGGTGCATAATCTCCTTTCATAAGAAAATATCTACCACGATCTTCCATCCAGTGGTAGCCCTTGGGAGGGGCTACTTCTACCTTCTTATCGGAGATCGTAAGCTTCCCCCCTTTGTTTTTCTTTAGTGTGTTCATAAACGTAAAGGTATTGAATTAAGAGTTGCTGAAATCTGTATCTTGCTCGGACGCGTCGGGGTAACGGTTATCTCTGTGGGTGCCGTAGCTTTAACTGTAATCTCTGTTGGGGAGGTTACGGTTGTGGAACCAGAGGATGTGTTTATAGTTATAGACATTATGAAAAGCGATAGCTAATATCATCAATGAAATTAAAATTCCCGTGCAATATTGTTTTTTCCGTGCCAATGCTGCCTCCTAGAGGTATTTTGTTAACTGGATCTACATATTGAATATCATACAAATAACCAGATAAATTTGACCCTGCAGGAGCCATATCATCAGCTGAGATAGAAAACGTAACTTTTCCCGTTGCTGCCGTGGAGGCTACGTAAGAAGCGTCGCTTGTATCCGCGGTAGTAGAGTTAGCATCGTCAGTAAGCGTGACTGTTATTTTACTCGCTCCCAAGTATCCTACTTCAGCAAAAATTGTGCCGCCCGTGACGCTTCCAGGTTGAGGCTTTCTAATCTTCATCTTAAATTCATATGCATTGGCAGCATCAGCTTGACCGTGCAGATTTATAGGTATACCACTTGAGTCTTTTAGCGTTAGCTCTAACTGAAAAGAATCGCCAAGTCGTGCAGTTATATCTAATCTTTTTGCTATATCAAAATTTATCCTTGCCATATTAAATCATTTGTTGTTGACCCTCAGGTTGTTGGTCCATTTGTTTCATAGCCATCTGCTGATCTCCCTGGGCTACCTGACGCTCATCTTTTCTGTCTTCTTTGAGTACATCTAGTTTCTCTTTAAACTCCTGATCGTCTTCTTTAAATCCTAAGGTAGCCTGAGCTCGTATAGTTTCTATCTCTTTGTTAAACTCATGCTTCATCTGAGTTAACTGCATCTCTAGCTGAGCTTTAAGTTGTATCTCCTGTGTGTCTATTTGAGCCTGAACCTGAAGCTCCTGCATCCTAGACTCAGAAGCCTGTTGCGTAGCCTGGGCTGCTTGTTGCGCCTGCTGCTCAGAATTTTGTTGAGCCATCTGTTGTTGCTCAGTCATCCTTTTCTTCCTACGTATAATAAGAAGTCTCTCGGCCTGGTTAACGTCCTTTAATGCCCTAACAGACATAGCATCCTCTAGATCTATCTGCTGTTGCTGCAGAGCCATCTGTATATTCTGCTCTAGGAACTGCCTATCCTCATCCTCCATCTCCTTAACTACCTGAACCCCAAAGTTATACATAGAAAGGTCCTTGAAGGAAGAAAGAACGTTCATATTCTCTTCCCCAATAGCGTTGGTGTACACTTTGTATAGCACCGATTCGATAGGGATTATCTGTAAACACTTAACTACATCCTGACATACACGCTTAAAGAGCATCATAGATGCATTCGTTATATCATATATAGCATTATTCCCTGCTGCAATAGCTTGCTGCTGAACCCCTACAAGTGCATCACCTTTAGGTGACGAGGCATCCATAGCTTCGTTTATCCCCGTAGTATCTCTAATAAGCTGCATATAATGGTTGTATAAACCAACAAGCTCGTTTATATTCCTTATGGTATTACCTATCTCACGTACTGGTGGATTTTGGAAACCGCCTTCTGGGTTCTTGCTTCTGTAGTAAAACACACCCGTCTGCTCGTATATATCGTGTAACTCCAGAGGTTGTAGCTCCCCGCCCTTTCCTAATTGTACATTTTCTAACCCTTCGATATCTATAATCAGTCCGTCTGGTTTTGCTTTAGCTATCGACTGCTGAATCTTTAAATGGGTTAGCTGAAGCATATCGGCAAACCCTGTACAGCTCTCAACCATAGACTTAGGCATCATGCGCCTCATATTCGTTGCAGATATAGAGTAAGAAAGCTTAGCTTCAGATATATCGTGTACGTTTTTAGGTACATTTTTTTGACGCCCATAACCAAACACGTGATCTGTATCTAATATATAGCTACCCCCATAAACGATAGCCATTTCCATCTTATGTGGGGTCCGCTCGTATACGCTACCTTTTTTTTCTTTATATTGAAATCCTTTGTAGTAGAAGCCGCTGTTTCCGTGTCTACTTTCTTTTTCCTCGAAGTGCATACAGTCTACAGATACAAACTGGAAGTCTAAAACATCCACCATGTATTCATCATATCCATATTGTGTACGCTGCAACCTTTCGTCGTAATGACTCTGACTTAGTTTACCTATATCATTACCCTGTCTATTCTTAACCTTTTCGGCAATCTTCTTAAACTCTTCCTCGGTAAATTCATCCCCCGCTAATCTTTTTAATTCATGTATAGGCATTCTCTTAACGTCCCCCGCATATACTATATCCTGGAAATTTGGATCCTCCGTATGGCTGTGTACAAAAGATATAGGATCTACGTACTCAAGCTTAATACCTTTATTAGGATCGTTCTTCCTCTTTACCACGGACATACCTAAAGCCACTAAGTCGTTAACAGCTCTTCTATATGTTGTGTCGGAGAAATTGCTCCAGGCTAAGGTCATGTTTGTACCTATCTGCGCAGCTATCTCTGCATCAGTTTTTATGTTTGTATCCATAAATATCTCCGCCTCCTCTAACGTAGAGGGTATCTCCTCAGGGTCCATATCTAAAACAACCCCAGTTTTTTCCTTTAAAGACTGAAGCAGTTCCCTGGCCTCTACTTGCATTTTAATCTTTTCCTTTTTCTTGTTTTTTTCAGACGAAGACAAAGGGTCTACAGATTCTAAATTTGGGTATGGGTCTCTGGAAAGTATCTTATTTACCACCACCTTAACAAACTTAGGTAGGATAGGTACAGGTGTGTAGTCTAGGTTTAGAAGACTACCGTCCCCTTTGTTTGGGGAGAGGGAATTAAGCAGCTGCTTATATATACTTGTGTCTTGGGTGCCGTTAGCATAATCCCTATTTCTCTCAAATATTTTATTCCTTTTACCAAACAACGATGAAGGCTCATTCATCTTCCCCCACTGGGAGTGAATAGCTTTAGCGTATTGAAGTCCATATGAAGTGGACTCTTTTGTTTGTTGATCTGCTAATGGATCGGGGAATCCATTTTTTTTATTTACGTCGTCGTGTCCATACATATTATGCAAATATAGTGAATCATCCGATTACATCATATCTCCTAAAGAACTTCTGTTCAGTGAAGTCTGTTCTAGGTTTAGGCTTAGCTTTTTGTGCTGCTAAAAGGGCTAATCCTGAGCTAATCGTTAAGTCAAATTTTGTTCTTTTATCTATTTTAAATCCTATCCAATCCTCCATTGTATCGTTAAGATACATGTTCCCCATCTCTCCAGAATCGTAGTTAATCCCTACATGGTCATGCACGTAAGCTTCTATAGCATGGGCATGAGCTTGTATCACATCCTGAGAGTTTGAGGGTATACCTTTGGTCTTTACGTTTGCGGTAGAAGAGGCTCCCTTGAGGTGTTCTGGTCGGTCCATTAAGTAACCATCATAACCCCTTGACTCAAAGTATCTTACTATACCATACTTATTGTTCTCCACTAAGAGTGGGTACCCGTAAAAAAAGGATGCCATCAAGACATCTTCGTAAAATATTTTAGCCAGATCTGGGCGCGAAGCATACTCCACAACAAACATATTTGAGGGGTTATCTATATGAAATTTGTTATACAGGTGAAGAGCCCCTTTAGATCCTCTTCCATCTAGTGTAGCGTCTAGGTCATAGGAGTCAACTCCCCCACATCCTCTGTCTGCAAATGGTGCAACCTTTTTACCTCTATCGGTTTTTATTACGTTGCGCTGTTCGTTTGGTGGTAGCCAGCTAACCCTGAACCTCCCGTTTACATCGGCACTAAAAACAGCTTCTTTGTCTTTCTCTTTCCATATAAAGTTACCTCTAACTACGGGGTTTGGGAAAAGTTCATCGTTATATTCTATCTGTTGATATATCTTACCTATGTTAAACAAGCTTCCCTCGATACTATCTCTAAAGGCTTCGTCCTCTGTAAAAGGGAACTGCCTCGTAACCTCGTTCAGCTCCGAAGGGTCGTGCTTTAGGGATGCTCTTTCATTCTTTAGATAAGTTTTAGAACCGACAGATATACTCTCCCCGTCTATTCCTTCAACTACATTCTCTGGATCGTTGGTAATAGGCTTACCATATATATCAAAAAAACCTTCTAAGGAGTCCTGGGCTGGTATAAACAACCTATACAATCCGCTTACCGTTCTACCGTTTGCGTTTCTTTCTAAAGGGTTTGAATCCTTCCAGAGGTCCTTGTATTGTTTCCCCCCTTTGTCCATTGGATTTACCGTGCTTCCGACCAGAGCCTTCCCCACGATTTTTCTTCCGACGATCAAACACGTCCTCTGAATCCTCCATGCGTCCTTTATATCTGTAGGTCTTTCCCATTTTCCTGCTTCGTCTAGATACAACAGGTGTAACTTCTCCCCGTCATATGCGTTGTTAGTTGTATTTTTCCAATTTATAACCGTATTCAAAGCCTCTCCAGTCTGGGAGGTTTTATTCTTTTTGGTTATTCTTTTTGATGGCTCTCTAAAAGCCAGCTCCATACGTGGGTTGGTAGTACCGTCCTGTATGGGTTTAAAGAAGAAAGGGTAGTTTCTAAACATATAAACCACCTTCTTCATAAATATGTTTTCCTGCGCGTCCTTTCCCGTCTTCGACTGTATCCCCATAAGCTTATCTTTAACTTGCGTAGCTTCATCCACAAGTACAGCGGAACATATATTGGTGTAACCAGAACGACGGCACTTAGTATAAAGCTGACCAATACAACGAGGATCAGTCTCGCAAGCAGCCATGTGTAAAAATATCTCACGTTGAAAGTTTAAAAAGTAAGGGTGTCCAATATCTAGCTTCGTCCATTGGAGCATCATGTAATGCCGCCCCGTAATATATATAGGTTCACCGTCGTTATAAAACCAAAAACCCTCACGCCTACGCCTAAATTCTTCCTCGATATACGGACGAAACCTCGCTCGGAACTCTCTCGGCATTTCCTCCCACTCATCCATAGAACTAATACGAGACAGTTCCTTCGGCAGAGGTATCCTCTCCCACACTTGCAGAGCGTTTGATTTTTTATATCCGAAAATTTCTTTCTTAGGCGGCCTTTTTGGAAGACAAATGAGTAGACTACCGAGTTCAATAATTTCACCTTCCGTACCGTTGGGGCAAATTTTAATCGCGGGAGTATCATATTCCTTAACGTCTAATAGTACGGACATTAGTAGCTACTACCATTGCTGTTCATTCTCCCCAAGGAGGGAAATCCAGTTTTAGGATTAGCGGGCTCCATAATTTTTCCGCATGGACATTGAGCGGAGCTTACCACTTTACCATCTTTTACCGACATAGTTACTTTGCTGATCTCTTCTTCGTGATCTAGGCAGTCGCATATATACTTTGACATTTTATTTAATTTTTTTACGCTTTGAGCCGCGTAATCTTGATTTCTCTGCTATACCTCTATTTTTAGAGGCTTTCATAACTTTCACCCTATTCCCTTTATGGTGTATATCCATCCCATCCCCTTTCCTTACCAACCCTTTTTTTGTGAGCCTTCTTCTGTTTCTATTTCTGAGTGCACGGTTTTTTTTCTGTTCGCGTGAAGACTGAAACTTGCTATACTCTTTTTTATAATTTCTTTTTGCTAATTTCATTCCTCCACAAAGTTAAGGAAAAGTTTTAGTTGTTCAACCATAGGTGCGCTCTCTTCCTCTGGAGCTTCATAGTCATACTGCCCCGCACCCCAGCTACCCGACCTACGATCATCGTAGTGGTGTATAGAATGGCAATTAGCACACAGTACCTCACATTTCCCTACCTCAGCTTTAACCGTTTTAAATATGTACCCTTTACCTATAAGGGTAGCTACGCTTTTCTTTTTATTAGAAGATTTTCGATGGTGGAGTTGTAAACACCTTTTATCCGTTTCCCCACACACTTCACACCCCATAGCAGATTTATAGTTATCTACCCAAGCATATATCTTCTTTTTTCTTACGGCAGTTTTTATAGATACACACTCCCTACAATCGTTCCATCTTTTTACGCCGCAGCCATGAAGATAAAACTCATCCTCCTCTTTTAGTTTCTTACAGTTGCAGCACCTTTTCATTTTGAAAATCTTTCAGCAAACCCACCAGAATAATCCCGTGCACCGCTTATTTCCCCACTGTCCTTTAGATCTTTAACCATCTGAGATAACCTTTGTCTCTCAACAATTAGCTCTTTACAATCCGTAGCGGTTTGTTTTATAGATTGAAGCTCTGCTTTACGTGCACTCCCATTTATCTCAGGGTCTACAGGTTTTTTAATCTCTTCAATCATATTATCTATAGCTACCTCCATACTCTGCATAAGTCTTTCGGAGGCGCTTATTGTAGTAAATTTATATTTCGACATACATTAAATCTTCTGCACGGGTGCGGTAGTATTCCTCCCCGTCTATAGTTATACGATAATCTCTATTTTGCTTAAACCCCACTACGTCTCCAGGCAGAACACCTATCTCATCGGCTTCTTTGCATGTATATACCACCTCTGCTTTGGTTGGGAGTTTCTCTGTTAGATCTACTATCTCTATGAGGTCAGACTGAAGAGTCAGTTCCTCCTGCTCCACTGATTTCAATAAACACCATCCCGTTAAACACCGTATCTTCCCGTCCTTCTGGCTCTTATATGCTATGGCCTGATTGGAAATTGCGTGGTCAGGATCGTAGTTTACTATATACGTGTTGTCTTCCTCGGTAAATATCTGCCCGTTGTTGTCCCCACCCAGGACTACTAGGTGATGGAAGTATAATGTATCCCCCACCTCTACACCTGTGTCGTATTTAAACGGTACACATACTACGGGGCCTTCTGTCGTTCTGTTATTAAAGTCGTCAAACTTAGCGTCTAGGTACAACTCAAACCCACTCTCTGAGGTAATAGTATCTTTAAGCCTGTTTTCTAATTTAACGACGAATAGATTAAACGTCTTCATTTTTATTTGATTTATATGGGAACATTTTATTTAATTTATCTTGGCGCTTTTTACACCCGCAGTCTTTTTTCACCCCCTTTGATGCGTGGTATCTTTTATAAAACTCTACTAAGTTTTTCATTTTTGTGCGTCGAGCTATCTTCTCAACGGTGTCCCCTAACCCTTTACTTTCACTCATAATCTAAAAGTTACAATTAAACTCTAGCATACAGGGCATCCCGTCTATAGCTTTCCATAACGTCTGGGTACCCTCTTCGTCTTGCATATACACAAGGTATCTATTCTTCCCATATTTAGACAGGTGTCGATCATCCTGCACTATTGTGCTTACCTTTCCTGCCCCTGCTCTCATCCCGATATAGTAAGCCATACCATCTTTAGGGTCTCTTCCGACCACAATTTTTCTAATAAGTCCTTCCATTTTATTCTAATTCTATTCCTGTTCCGTCTAGTAGGTCATCTATACCGTCATACCCTGTGTTACTTTTTGTATCACTATCATCCCAGGTGTTATTTATAAAGTCTAATATACTGTCTAATTCTTCTCTCGACTCTAAGCTGTAGCTATATATAGCCTGCAGTCTTGAGTTCCCCATAAAATCCTCATCTGTAAGCCCCGTTACCATTATCGAAACTACCCTATCCTGCATCCCGTGCTTATGTATAATTTCATCCATCTCCATAGATAAACGTTGAATCTCTAAGAAAAATGCCTGTTCTTCCATATCTTTACGTAATAAATTCATTTCAATGCCTAAAAGTAGAGTTCCAAAAACGCGTCTTTTCAGAGACTTCGCACTGCAAGATAAGAAATATATATTAAGAAATAACCTTAAGCGGATAAAACAAGTTAAGAAGAGGATAAATAAAACTACTGAGCTATCTTTTAGTGAGGTAGAGTTCTTGCTGTGGGGATATGACCTTCAGTTCTTTACCATAGATTTTGCTTCCACCGATATGGAGATGAATAAGAACAACACTAAGAACCGATTTATCTATCCCTTAGCCAAGAAAGGTTATATATATAAACACTTTGACAAACTAACCCCCTCTAATACATATGAAGATCATCTCTTTAGGGATGAAACTAAGTTTAATTATAGGGTTCGATACGCTTTAACGCAGAAAGCAAGACTTCTTGTTCAAAGGGTGTATCGAGAACTAGACGGTTAATCTGTCTCAACATACCAATCCCCATCAGTATCTCTTAACACAACCATTATCTCTGCGTGTGTGTACGTTGTCTTCCCATCTAAAAATGATGGTTGATCTCCTCTGTACTTAACTAAAGCTTTACTCCCGTCTGTGCTGTAGCGTAACATACCAGCATTACGGTTAGATAGCTGAGAAAAATCTATCACAGAATCTTCATCCGTGATCTCTGTTGTATTTAGTATTACGTATGTAGTATCCATGATTGTTTTTATTAAGGTGCGTCAGAGGTAAATGGAATGTCACCAGACGTTAAACCTGGGAAACCGTTTAGTTTTTTTATTGAAAAATTATCTATATAAAATTCAGCTGCTATACCATTTGATCTAATCCAAACCTGATCCGTACCACCTGTTCGTTGACCTTGAGCATACCCAGTTAATGTTCTCCATCTGTCATCTACAGCAGCGTCGTAAGTGATGGTTCCAAGAACATCTGCACCACTTCCAGGCCCAGCGCCAATAATATCTTCATCAACTCCATCAATTCGGAATTTACCACTTAATAAATATACATCTACTGAAAAATAATACAAAGCGTCTTTTTCCCAAGTTATATCTTGTCTAAAACGATCAGTCGTGCCTGTGGTAGATATAACCACTCTCGCAACCCCACTTCTACCCCCATAAGTACCCTGAGTAATAGAGCTCGCGTTATCCAGATGTTGAGTCCATCCAGAAACGTTAGTATCAAAATGACCATTTGTAACCATTTCACTACCAAACCCAGACGCATGCTGATCGTGAACTACTCCGTTTGCTTTATCGTCAAACGATCCATTCCCCATCCTATAATATGCTACAAGCGCAGAAGAGTTATCGTATTTATCTCCGTCGTCAAAGGTTAAGTTAGTCGGTTTACCGTTGTTATATATAGCTTCTACAGCGTCAGCATCTAAAGCTACGCTCCATAAAGCTACATTGTCAATTTTTCCATTAAAAAAAGCTGTAGCATCATCTGCACCACCGTTGAGGCTTCCTATAGTACAATCATCTACAGAAGGTATCATTGAAAACGCTTCAGCATGTGTATCTTCTACACTACCGTCTACATAGATTTTTTGCTCACTAGCTTTTCCTGTTATAACAACGTGATGCCAATTACCATCGGTTACATCCGTAGTAGAACTTGG